GCCGCCCTGCGTGTCCTTATCAGTTCCACCGCTCCATACATCATCCACCAGCACACGCCCTAACCACTTAAGGCACTTTGCACATCGGCAGTTGCCGCGCTTGTTCATAATAACGAGATGTTCGCCCCAGGCATTGCGCATATCGCCTTCGCCTGTCAGGTATGCCCTTGTGTTGGCTGTCCTTATGGCCATCTCTGTATATTCTTCCAGAAGTCTTTTGTTGCCATATCTATTGCTTTTTCGTAAGTACCGCCTGCCGCCTCGAACATCTGAGCTTTGAATATTGTCTGCCTGTATTTATCCTCCGCTACCCTTAAAATGCTTACTTCTGCCTTTTTCGTGTGGTCTAAAGTGGCGTCAATCATTGCATTCATCTTGCGGTCGTTCATCTTAAAGAATGAGCCTGTCATACTGCCTTTTTCGAGCTTTGCGCCGCGCTTTACCGCTTCAAGGATCTGCATTTCCTGCTCATCCATACCTATCTTCTTCGCAGTCCTTATGATCCTCTCTATGGAGCTGTTTATATCTGAAAAATCCTTTGAATATTTCTTGCGGTTTCGCCTCTTATATTCCTCCAGTGCGGCCAGCTGCTCCACCTGCCACTGTGACCACTCAATGCCTTCTTCCGCTTCCTTTGCTTTATGCCTTTTAAAGTTCCTCATCATTGAGCTTATGAGGTCATCCTCGATGCGTGCAAAGGCAGCCGCCACATCATAAGCATTTCTGTAATCTTCAGCTGCCATTCGCTCCCCCTTTTATTTTCAGAATGCGTCCATCTGGTCTCCTGCGGAATCCTCATCCGTCATCATTATTCCGTTTTGTGCCTTTATTCGTTCTGCTTCTTCCGCCTTCCATTCCTTATCCTTCGTGTCGCCGTAAAGCTCATCAATGGCAGCCTCGACTGACATAATTCCGCTGGTCTTAGCCTTGCTTATGGTCTCGACCTGGCTTTCAAATGACGGATTAGCATACTCACCGAACGGCACATCGACTTCATAATCATTGAGCGGCTTATGATTGTATGTATCATAAACCTTGAAGATGTTGTTTATCAGAACCGGCAGGACTTCCTGCAGAGTGCTTACAATCTTGTTCCTGGTGTAAAGAGTCGTCTTCTCTTTCTCCCTCTGAGCATCGGCATTGTCAAGCTTCTTCGTGTCAATGCCGAGCGTTGACGGACTGATTATGCCCTGCAGGCAAAGGTCAAGAGCTGTGATGTAAGTCTGTAGATAATTATCTGTCGGGATTGCCGGCTGCTCCATGTCTATCTTCGCCTCACGCCCTTCCACCATATCCGATTCAAGCTCTATGAAGTCGTTATCAAAGTCATTCGGAGCAAGAAAACGCCCATTATCAGGATTCCTCGGCAGAAGGCTTGTAGGGATGTACTTTACCGCCCTTCCCTTCCTGACTGCTTCCATCCACTGACTCCAGCATTCATCCAGAGCATCGAAGCTATCGTGCTTGCCTGCATATATCGACTTGCCGCGCCCAGCGAAACGCTTTGACTTAAAGAACATAAGCGGTACTGCCATCATAAAGGACTTATCAAATTCCACCATAGGCTGTATGTTTTCAGTCTGAGGAATGTTGGAAAGCGGCACCTCATTATCTCCGTCATAAAGCTTTGATGCTATATAGCCATAGCCATAAGTCTCCTCGAACTGGTACTTTTTCCAGCCGTGCTTTATCACTGACTTAAAGACCACCTCTGTAATGACCTTCTTTGTATAGTGATACTCGACATCCTCACCAGCTACAAAGTCCACAATCGGATAAGGGCTTATGCCTGTGTTTATGCTTATCCTGAATGCGCCGTCACCTGTGATAAGGGTGCTCTTTATCGCATCATCAAGAAGATCTTCAATCTTTATCCCTCGGTCTTGCATATTCTCCCATTCGACCTGTCTCTGTGATATGGTGATATCGTTGAGGTCGCTTATTACGAGGGCTGAAAGTATATCCACGATCTGGCCAGGTAGGCCTGTGTGCCTCTTCACAATTCCCATCGAAGGAACTGCGCTCCAGAAGTTGAGCTGCGTACTGTGAGTCGAAAGCTGTTTATAAAGCTGCTCGATTGCTTCTTTATCTCCCCAGCTCCACACTTTATTAATATAGCATTCCGTTTCAAAATCGTTCAGATCCGAAAGCGTAATCGTGTTCGCCTGCGGATTTTCAATCTCTAAAAAGGATCTAAGTTTGCGCCTCATAAAATCTTTAAACCCCATTTCTTTCTCCTATCTTCGCCTTGTAAGGTATCCATCCGTACTGCGCCGACTGTATGAGATGGTCGTGGCCATCCTCCGGCGCGTTGTCTTTATCTTCAAGCCACGAGTAAAGCTCAAGCTCATTGATATACTCCGTGCAGTCATCCAGCACGAACCAGTAACCAGTCGCCATCCATCCGAGCTGTAAGTTGATTCTGTCGATATTGGTGATCTTCTTGTATGCCGGATTGAAATGGTAAAGGCATTCAGGATGAATCCGTTTATGTTTTGTAAATTCCGTTATGGTCGCCTGATCTGCGCTGTCAATGAAGGTCTGTCTTGCAAATCCCCAGGCCTTGCGGTTGCGCTCCAGGAAATCAATGAAATTTATCACCGTATCAGATGGAGCAATCGGCACCTGCATTTCTGCGTTGTTATATACCTTCACGTCAAGCAGCACATAGCGCCCTCTGTTGGTAATCCCTGCAAAGGTCATTGCTATTGTGTCAGGGCTTTTGCTCGAATATGCCGTATCAAGTCCGGCCGTGAAATAATCAAACCATTCGGGCATTTCATTTGCGGCTGTCAGCATTTCGCTTCGTCTGAATGCTTCAGCTGCTTCGCGCTTCATGATGTGCTTATTGCGGTCGAATGTAGAAAATACAAGCCCCGTTGCACGACCGCGCAAGCCTAAGATTTTATTTTTATACAGCTTTGTTCCCTTTGGAACATTCTGAATGATCTGGTTGCGTTTCGCTTCTGACAGCCCTCTGTTATCCTTGAAATTAAAGAACCAATGAATAAAGCCGGGCTTTTCGGGCACGGCTTCGAGCATCGCATTTATTTCCTGCGGCGCATCTTTCCGGAATTCCGGAAGAGGTCGGCAGCAGTTTATATATTCTGAATAGACAGGCAGCGCCGGATCATCCGGGTTGAGTGTCATCATAGCATAATCACAGCGCATAAGCGTTTCACGCACATAATCAATGTCGGCAATGTTCACCTCATCAATATATACAGCGTAATACTGTGCGCCGAGGTTCTTTTTCCACTTGACCTTATCAGCATATCCGAAGATATACACAATCTTATCCCCCGCAGGTGAATGGATCACAAGGTGCGGCTGTTTGTTTCCGGATGTGCCGTTGCCGTAATAATCCACAATTTCACCGAAAAGGTCGATAATGCCTAAATCGCTGTTGATGATATTCTTTTCAATCGTTCCCGTGTCAAGTCCGCTTATGATTGATGGCTTTGTGCTGCTGCTCTTATACACCTTGCAGATAAAAGCAAAAATGCCCATTGTGGTCTTGCCTGCTGCGGTCACGCCTTCCAGAACGTCCATTGTATGGCTGCCGTGAACTACGTGGTTGAAAAACCTTTTATATTTCGGGCTGAATTTCAGCGATGTGCTCACGCTTCATCACCTTCCTCATCCTGTGCGGTATTTTCAAGATCTGCGATTATCTTATCGAGCTTTGTCTGCTCCGTAACGGTCGCTGACATCTGCACGCGCTCGATATATGCGCCGGTCATCTTGTTGTACACGTCAAGCGCCTTTATGCGGTCAGATTTGTTGCTGTTTGGGTCTTTGGCAATCTCCGCAAGTATGCGCTGCCGTTCTTCGAAGGTCAGCAAGCTCTGCTTGCTTCTTTCTTCCTGCTGGTGGGCAATATAGTTTTTTGTTTCAACGTTTTTCAGCAAACGCTGCCCTTGACTGTATGCTGTTTGCTTTGAATATCCTGCTGCAATTGCCGCCCGGGTGGCGTTGCAGTCTATGAGGTATTCATCGCAGAAACGCTGCTGTTTCCCTGTCATGTACGCCTCCCTTCTGCTTTCGCTGCATTAAAAAAGCGCCCTCTCTTATAGGCGCTTTTCGATGATACTATTATAACACAATGCAAACGGACATATCGGACATTTTCAATTTTTTTAGATTTTTTTTAGAATTTTTTTTCAGGATGACTATCAAGATACCTTGTGCATAATTTTCTTACGGCACTCTCTGTACAATCCTCATCAAAGACCGCTGCTATATCTCTCCAGCGTTTACAGTCCACGAACCGCAGTTTGAATATCAGCTGCATACGGCTGTCATCTATGCTGTTTATATAGCGTTCAAGGCGTGCAAGCTCAATTGTGAACTGTGCGTTCTGCAGCGCTAATGTCTGCGTCAGTTCACAGATACTCAAAGCCAGATCTTCCACCTTTGAACCCTTAACAAGGGAAGTCTGAACACGCTCTTTGCTGTAGTCCGTAGCCGAACCGATAGCGCCGTATTCCGCTTGAAGCTCCTGAAGCTTTTCTTTGTTCCTGGCTATCAATTTTTTTAAATAATAAAGCTGGTTAAGTTCTTCAATGGTCATTATCTCCCCCCTCTCTGTGGTTATGTCTATAGTTTCAATACCTTTATTTTACAACATCTATGGGCTTTATGCAATTTTTTCGGAAAGGCGAAAGCGCAGGGTGCAGCGTAATGCTACACCCTGTTTTTATTTTTAATTTATAATAGCGCTCCGGCTTTTCCTGGTGTTATAAAAATATTCGCCCTTTTTGTTTTTGCTGGGTGAAAAGGCTCCATGAGCGTGTCACCCTGTACCACAAGCGCCTTTGCTCCAAGAAAAGAAAGCTGAACATAACACATATATACGCATCTGTAATCTAAATCCTGGCAGACGATATCGCAGTCCTTCTGATAATTGATTCCGTGCTTCTTAAGACATTGCAATGCAGCTATGATATTTCCGCCGGCACCGCAGGATGGCTCATTGATTGTGTATCTGTTATCTTGTTTCTCCATTTTGTTATAAGCAAGTTCTGCCATCATCACGCACAAATGGTACGGTGTGAAGAACTGCCCTAAATTTTTACTGCCCTGTTCTAGGTGCATATAGACATATCCCAAGATATCGCAGGGATACGCTTCGAGAGCTTCCACCAGATATGCAGATATTTCTGCAAGCTTTGTCAGCTCCGCTGCATCATACCCTGAAGCGATAGCTGCATACTGTTCCGACCTGTCCTTCTTCGTCACCGGATCAACCACGCAGCTTATTGACAATGCCAACATTTTTATCCAGTCATTAAAGATGGTATACACCGAGCGCTTCCCGGCCATACTGTCGAACATTTTTATCATCTGTTTTACTTCATTCAGTGATCCTATATCAGTCATTTGTTACCTCACATATCTTTCGTGCATCATTTTCATCTGATCATCATTCAGATCAAGATATATCTGAGTTGTTCCGATATTCTGATGTCCTAACATTCTCGACACCATTTCAATGGGCATTCCGTTTCTAAGGGCATTTGTTGCACAGGTTCGTCTGAACTTATGAGGATATGCTTTGACATTGCACTTTTTTCCCCACTTCCTAACAATAAATTCAATCGTACCTTTATCGGCATGTTCTGCTTCATTAACCAGCTTCGGATTCTTATACCAACTTTTCATACCTTTACCTTTGTGGAAATCTTCAGACTGTATGGATATCATTCTTGGGAACAGCCAGATTGAATTATCTTTTCTGTCATTTATGTACTGCTGATAGGCAAACTTGGCATTTGCATTCATGTACACGTATCTATCCTTTTGACCTTTTCCGTGAACAAGGATTGAATAGTCCTCCTGTATCTCATCAAGTTTGATTCCAACTAATTCTGAAACTCTGCATCCTGTACTAAGCAACAATTCAAAGATTGCTTTTTCTCTGCTGGTTGTTAATTGATTTCTCATAGCGACTACTTCATCATCCTTGAAGGCTTCTTTTTGCGTTTTCTTCTGCTTGATGGTATCAATCGCAACCATAGGATTTTTATGGATGATGTCCTCACCGTGCAGCCACGTGAAAAACGAACTTAAAACCCTTTTCTCGTTTCCGATGGTCGTCGCTGAAATTCCATCTCTTAACCTTAATGCAATCCAGAGCCTTATATCATCGACCTTGACATCAAGAGCATTCTTACCTATTCGCTCGAATATTCTCGGAAGCTCTTTCTGATAATAGTGTAATGTTCTGTCGGTGCATCCTTTTATTTTCTTGACCACCAGGAATTTCTTAATCAAAATATCGTTGGGGTCTGGAACATATTCGGTCAATTCAGTTGATTTCTTTGTGATGGAATAATCCTGAAAGGCGATATATAAGCAATTGCTGACTGCCATCGGGTCTGTCACGTAATCGCTTATTTGGTTCATGATCTGGTCTATTAATTCCATCGACATTCCTCCCTCTGTTCTTTCATTTCTCACCCTCACTTTCCTTTAAGACCGATAAATCATAATCACTACGAATAAACTTCAATGTTAACGAATGATCAACAGCATTTCCGAGCCTGTCATATATCAACAACATATCAGCTGGTGTAAAATCGGTTCCCAAATAGCGATTGTATGAGCAGAGCAAGATGCATCTCCATCCAAAGTTTCTACGTGTGTCACTATATGGCTCACCTTTTGCAATCGGTTCAGAACACCATTCAAGCAACTTACATATAACATCTTCTTTACTATTGCAATCACTTGCTTTAAAATACACATTCCTCGTCTTTGAAATAATCAGCTCGCCATGGGAATTGATGAAACTTCCGTCAAAATATTTCATCACCTTAAAAATTTCGTCTGTCATTCCTCTACCTCACTTGCCGAAAAATTCATCTAATTTGCTCTTCGCGGAATGCTGCATATCGTATCCCTTGATTTCTGCGTTAATCAGCACTATTATCTGCGTTGTTTCCTCATCCTGGTTTGCTCTGTCGCACACATCTCTGCCCTTGTCGAGTATTTCCGCCCAGTCCTTTTCGTTTAACGGAAATCTCTGATATTTCTCTAACATCTGCTTGCGATATTCCTTAAGCCATTTCTTGCGGTTTTCTGTCAATTAAATCACCTCTTTTCTATTAAACTTAATTGCTCTAATGCTTCGATTGACATTCTTAACCATTCTTTTTGTTCGCCCATATTTCCCTGTTCGTAGTTCAGAGGGCATTCATCACATCTGCGATTTATACAATCACTATCGCTGCCACTTACGTCTCTGGTCATACACTCCAACTTTGCCTTTATCATTTTGATAGCTTCTTCTCTTGTCATATCATTCCTCGCTTTCTGCTCTCATATAGTGAACAACCTTTTCAAAAAACCAGTATTTATCGATATATAAATCATCAGCTTCATCAGAAATCTGCTCATATAGTTCTTTTGCCAAGTCTTTTGCATTTTGTTCAGCTTCGATAATCCATTGTTCTTTCATTCCTCTTTGCCTTCCTTATACTTGTCTTTGTATGCTTTCAATTCACGTAGCCACGTCGCAAGTTGTCTATGTTCCTTGGCACATTCAAGGCAATTCTTATAAGTTTTACCTCCTTTCTGCCAAAAGCTGCTTGCTCGTTCCTGTTTCTCTGCTACTTCTTCACAATGCTTTATTGCTTCATCAATCGTCATATCCTTATACCTCTCTTTGTATTCTTGATGTATCTAACTACCTTGCGTAAATCTCCGTCATACTTCGCATATTTTTCCTGGATAATGCTAAATGGAATGCTTGATGCCTTTTCCAATTCTGGGCAATAGCTCGGACAATACCAATCATTTGCGGTACAGTTATCGCAACAAATCTTTGCATACGTTTCAAAATCAGGTATTTCATTTTTCACCTCGTCAAGTGTCATTGCTTACCTCACTTTTCTGGCTTATCTGCTTTTACTTCTTCATCTTCGGATTCCTCACAATCAGATGTCATGTTGTTAAAGCAACCACGCAGCAAATTATAAAAGCCATCTGATAAAGCATTGCTCTGTCTCAACTCGTTTGCAGTACACTCAATCTCAGTTACTGTCGTTTTGATTTTCATTTCTTATCCCCACTTTCTTCCGTATCTGCTGGTATAATTGCTTTCATTGAATTTACTGCTTGCTCGATTTCTTTTCCAGAATAAATAGGGTCCTCTCTGGTCAAGTCAAATACATACGGAAGATTCCCCATATCTTTCAAATCTCCATGTCCTTTTGGAAGTGGCACACCATTTGCTACTATAGATACCATTTTATCTTCACTTAAAGAACATATTGGTTTACCTATTGCAACATTATGTTTCATAATCTCAAAATCTTCTTCTGAGATTCTAATAACTACCTCTATCGTCCTTGCCATATTTTTTGTCACGTCCTCTCTTGTCATTTCTTAACCTCACTTTCCGGTTTCGTTGTCATATAACCCTTTTCACACGAGTAGCAACAGAAATATATCTCATGGTCTAAATTATTTATGACAGGACGCAGCTTTCCGGTCACCTTAAACCACTCAGCTATCTTTTCACTTGTCCACGCGGTCCAGTTCGGTTGAGCTTTCACATCATCAGCTCTGCTGCCGTCCGTCTTAGCATATGCACATATCTTATGCGGTATGTTAATCTTCTCCATCAGCTGCCTCTTTTCCGTCAATATAGTTTCTTGCTTCCTCGAACATCGGGTCAATTGCAAGATCATACTTGCGCTCGAACTCCTTCGCCATGAATATCGCATGCTGCTCATTCTGTTTTGCGTTTCTCGGGACATTATCGTTCCAGCTGCTGACCACTATCTCGAACTTATCAAAAAAATGATTGATCCTGCAGTTGCTCCAGTGGTATTCTTCTTTGAGAGTCTGCGCGATCATCACCATAAACTTTTCTGCCATCGCATTGATGTTACGGCGGCTTCTCGATTTCTTGAGGTTGTTTTCTTCAATCAGCTTCTCGGCGATTGCTCTGTCTTTGGCTTCTTCTGCCGCGTTGAGCTTAACTCCTTCTGTACTTAGAATATCATTCAGCGCCTCATTGAGTGCGTTATGTGCATCGAGATGTGCGAACGCTGGTGCAAATTTCGTACATTTGAGATGCTCGATTAACTGCACGACTGCTGCCTTGCTCAACACTTCGTTGAATGGGATCTCATATCCATAGCTGTCCTTCATTTTCATTTGGCCATTTCCTCCAGTCCGTCAAGCTTTTTGACCATTCCTGCGATGTCGTCAAAGTATCTGCATTTCAGCTCATCAATGGGCTGCTCCACTTTATCAAGCGGAATGTCTGTCTGTTTTTTGACCGCTGCAATATCCCTGCTGCAGCGTTTCACGCTGTTAATGATTTCTGCTAATATTTCGTCTTTACTCATATGTTGTTCCCTCCTGTCAATCTAATCATTCGAACGGCATAACCGCGTCCGTCATATCTATCTGTCTGAATCCGTCATCCGTGTAACTCCCTGCTGTCTCCGTCATCCACCTGAAGCGGTAGCCTGCCATATAGTTGCTTGAAATGCTCAGGATGCGCTTACTGGCTTTGTCAAATGTCAGCTTCTGGTTATACACCGTGCGTCCTCTGTAGCGTTCCTTAGTCACTGAAAGCTTTCGCTGCTCCGCCGTGCCTTCGCCCTTCATGATCTCGGTCTCTGTATATTTTGCATAGCCTATTATCATAGCTGCATAGTTCGTTATATCAGAACTTCCACTGATCTCATCGTTAACATCAATGCTGTAACTGCCGCCCTTGCGCCTGTGAGCTACGAGTATGATTGCTACCTTATGTTTTCTTGCCATTCCTGCAAGGGTGCGCACGAACTTAGCTTGTGCCTCGTACTTGTTAATCATCACCGTCTCAGGAGCTTCAAAAAGGTCCAAGGCAGTCATAAGGTTATCCAGCAGGATCACTTTGCACTCGTACTGAAGAATAGCCTGTTCAACTGTCTCAATGAGAGCCGGGAACTCTTCATCAGTCTTTTCATACATTTTGTCAATATCGTATAGAAAAAGCTTCTCGTGCATCCACTGGTTAATTCTCGCCTCGGCCTCGGCGTCAATCTTCGCATCATCATTTCCGTTTATATGTATATGCTCCTTGCCGGCAATCTGCAGGTAAAGCCACTCTTTAAAGATTCCGTTCGGCAGCTCTCCTGAATATGCCATGCACTTATAGCCTTCATCAATCGCCATCGCTAATATCTGGCTTGCGAGCGTGCTTTTACCTTCGCCGCTCTTGCCGTTAATGACGGTAAGTCCTCCCAGGGCGATGCCGCCTATCAGTGAATCAATCTCTGCAAGCCCGGTTCTTATCTTCTCTATTCTGCTTAAATCTATCTTTTCAACTTCTGATATATCAATCAGCGCACGGTTCTCGGAATACACCGCATTTTTGACGCAGGTGTGCAGCTGCTCCCTTCCGTACTTCAGAAGGATATCATTAGCATCCTTGCAGCCTTTATAATCCTCTTCCCTGACGTGGCGGATTCCGATGGAAGATCCGAGTCGTTCGGTCAGCTCTTCCAGGAGCGATATCTTGCCCTTTTCAAAATCCCCGAACACGATCAGTTCTGTAAAATTCTTCTTTATCCACTTCCAGCAGTGAGGCAGCCAGGTGAATCCCTTCGCCCCTGTCGGAACGCTCACCGCATTCTCTATCCCTGCCTCAGCAAGCGACAGGCTGTCGATCTGTCCTTCTGTGATGATAAGCGTGTGGTTTTCTATATTGCAGCAGTTCATGCCGTAAAGGATAGCCTTGCAGCCTTTTTCTGTAAACTCTTTCCCTCCGAACTTCTTGACCTCTTCCGGATCTGTCAGGCGGTACTTGATGAATGTGAGCTTACCTGTTTCATCAAAGAACGGCATCGCAAGCACTGTCGGCATGTCCTTCCTTGTGGTAATCTGATATTTCTTGACGACATTCTCACCGATTCCGCGGCTTTTCATGTACTCGATGGCGAAGCTCTTAGGCTCAATCGGAGCCTTAGGCTGTGTCAGCTTTTTATAGACCTGCATTGATGGCAGCTTGTAGTAATCATCCCATTCCCTGCCCAGTGAAAAATTAAAATCCTTTGCAAGGGTCAGCATATTGCCGTGGGCATTGCAGGAGGCTCTGAAGCACTGGAACATTCCTGTATTAAGATTAATGCTGAATTTGTTCTTATCATGTGTAAGTGCACCGCAGTACGGGCATTTTCTGAATATCAGCTCATTACCGGAGCGGAACGCTTCATAGCCGTTGCTCTGTGCAAAACGCAAAGCATCCGCCTCGTTGAATTCGTACTTATACATCGCCGTCCCCTTCCTCGCTGCTTTCCGGCAGCGCGTTCTTCTTCCTTTCCTGCTCTGCCATCATCGCAAGCCACTCTTCTCCGCTAATTTCCTCGGCGCTGCTTTCCGGCAGCGTGCCGGATGTACCCTGTGAGGCAGGTGCAGCAGCTGCGGCTTCATTCAGTTCTGATATCTTCACAAGGTGCTTCACGTTGCGGCACCAGCTCTCAAAGTATTTCTTCTTGCGGTTCGGTCTATGCATTCCCTCGATAAAGGTGTAATAATTCACTGGATTGATAGCTCCGAAAGGATCATGCCATTCAGCCGCCCACTGCGCTACCAGCTCGGGCGAAAAAATCTCCTTCTCCTGAGAAGAGTTATTATTGTTATTATTGTTATATTGTTCTGTTGTATAAAGCTCGTGTTTCCTTTGTGTTTCCTTTGCGTTAACTTTGTGTTTCTTCTGCGTTTCCTTTTCCGTTTTTTTCGACTGATAAAAATCGTATGAAACTATTGATATTACTGTATATTTTGATGTTGAAGTTACTGTTAACTCGCCCGTTTCCGTTAAACGCTTTATCCATTTATAAATCGTTACACTTGATACGTGCATACTCTCCGCCAATTTGCGGTAGCTGGTAACGAACGAACCGCGTTTTATAACAATGCCGTGCCAGCGTCTGTCCTCCCAGTTCGCAAGTAGGAGAAGATGCAGGAAGAAGCCGCACATATTAAGGTCATCGTACCACTCCCACTTTTGCATTTTGCGATGAATCACTATGAATCCGTTATCATCCATGTTCCTCCTTATCCTCCCCGAAAAGATAAAATTCAGCCTCCAGAAAATGTCTTGCCTCTTTCATCAGAATGTCACGCATCAGTTTGCCGGTCGTTGATTCGTGACAGAAATCCAGCTGCATATTGTACCTCGCTCGAAAAGCATTAATGGAAGCCATAAGCGCATTTGGTAACATCTTGCTTCTGTAACAATGTCCGGTCAGCTTCTCCCAGCTCGCATTCTCCACAATTAGATACATCTTCGTCCTGTCGCGTTCCGCCCTCTCGAACTCACGCTCGAAGCGGTCACGTTCAGAAGTGAAGCACATCGCCAGTTCGTCAAGGTTCATCTTGCGCTCTATTGCGAAAAATCCGCTCAGGTCATATTCAAAGGTCTTTCCCGGCTCAATGGCCGGGAGAATGACCTTGCACGAATAATCCCCAACGTTGAGCTTTCTGCGCTCGTACTGAAAGCCGATGGCATTAATGCGCTCCTGTAATCTCTGTGTTGGCTGCTCTCTGGTATCCACTAACAGGATCATGTTATCAAGAGCTTTTTCGATCTGTGACTTCTTCATCAATCAAAAGGCAGCTCCACATTGATACCGGCTGCAACATCAACGAAATCTGTAGGAATTGCCTCCCCGGATTTAACGCTATTGTGATATTCTGCGTTTGCAATCTGGTCAGCTGTCAGGAGCTTATCTTCCGGCATCGTGAATTTGCCCGTTCTTATGTTATCCACATTGTCCCACCAGAACAGATGTACCCAGCTTACCTTTTTGCCGTCTATGATCTTCTCCTCCAGTGCGAAGAGACCGCCCACAAGCTTGCCTTTGAGTCCTGTTTCGTTCCAGCCCCAGGAGTAGCCCGGGTTGCTATGTTCTACCTTCGAGATGAAGGTCTTGAAGGTTCTCTTTGTTCTTTCATCTTCATCCGTGCCGTTATCCTTCGGGAGATATACGACCTTGACGCCCTTCCACTTCTTATCTTTTGCAGTGCTGTTAATATACTGGTTCTTATAGAAATCCTTGTATTCGCCCTCTACGATATCAAAGCTCACTCTCAAGGTGTCCCATCCGCTTGCGGTGGTTTCTTCCTTAGCCTCCAGAATGCGGAGTACATATGCCCCTCTCGGGAGCTTCTCAATCACATCTACGTTGATATCATTGTATCCACTGAATTTTTTCATGTTTTTTACCTTCCTTTGCTGTTAATTGTTGATATTTATTGATATTTGTTGATATTTTGTGCAAAAGTCTCAAAATAATGACTTTTTTATGCAGTTTCTTCAGGTTTTCCTGCAGATTTTATTTATAATCCATAAAAAGTTCTTATGGTCGTATCGACTGCCTTCAGGTCATTCTCCAGCTCATCCGCTGCGAACATATCCTCCGGCGCTTTGGTTATGTCAAAGCCATCTGTCGTTGTTTTAAAGAAATGGCGGCCGTCCTTGCTCATGCAGCGCAAGGCGATTGTAACAATACCCTCAAGCATCACTTTATTGTTCAGAAGCTTTCCTATAGTCAGGATGTTGACCGTTCCATCGTCTGCTCTGTCCTCGTGCAGGATGATGTATACAATCATCTTATCAGGCAATTCGTTCTTGATGACCTCGAAGAGCTTCCACATGTCATCCGCTATATCATTGTAAAGGTCGAATGTGGAGCTGCCCTTCTTGCCTATGCTGTGTCTGCGCATAAAGTTGTTGCTCATTATGTAAGTCGCATCGTCAATTACTGCCGTATTGATTCCCTTCTCGGCTGCCTTCTTCATCTGAGGCACAATGACCTTCACATCATCGGTCTTTAACGTGTACTTGAATCTCTTTCTGAACGGCGGCAGCTTATTTTCGACATTGCAGTAAAGAATTTCATCCTCTGCGAACTCTTTAAGGCTTCTTGTCTTTCCGCTGCCGGGTCTGCCATAAATAATGACCGGTATTCCCATTGTATTCTCCTTTCGCTGGTTCTTTGGTCCTTAACCTCTTATTCTTATGCTCTCGCTCTGCTCTAAATGTGCAAGCCCTTCAAGCTTCTTCTTTGCATCTTCATCTTCGCCCTTCAATATCTCTTTGATATGTGCGCTGTCAAGCTTGTGGGTTATTTCTGTGATCGTGAATTCAACCGGGAACTTTTCAATATCATCGCAGTCAAGCTTCAAAGACGGAGCGTTCTTCTGGATGTTAAGATTGAAATTCTCGGTCTTGATCTTCGTCTTGCCTGTCATCTTCATCATCACTTCAAGGTTCTTCTTGAGCCATGCTGCCTTGTTCTTATCAGTCTTTTCAATGCGCTCGAAATACTCTTTCTTTGCCTTTGCAGCTGCCTGATCTTCCTCGAACAATCTGATCATATGGGCCACCTTATCAGCCTTCTGATCAATTTCTCCCTCGATTCCTTCCAACGTGTCAAGAATGGCATCGTCCATACTGTCATCTTCAAGTTCATCGATCATATTGTACAGCTCCAGCCACTGATCCGTAAGATCCATCATTCTCATAGCTAATCTTCCTTTCTGTCATTTCTGTCATTCGAATATTTTTCAATGTCATTCAACGGGCAGTGAGTACAGGTCTCTGATTCCCAGAGCTCACAGCCCTCTTTTTCTGAATCCCATATATCAGGGTATTTGCAGTAATTGTTACATATATCTTCCAATATACGCGACAAAACCTTTTCAATTCCTGCCATATACAGCCTTCCTTTCGTCATTTCGTAGTTAGATCATAATGGCTATCAGCACTATAAGTAGCAATATTAAAGCCGCTCCGATATCCTGTGCAAGTTCGAGGTTCTCTCTTTCCTCTGCTTCCCTCTCTGCTTCCTTGACGTTTTCATCAGTGTCAGGTCTTATCTCAGTCATTCGCCGCCTCCTTCTCTTTCACTTTCAGCCTGTAGACCTTTTCAGGCTTGACGACTTCCTTTTCCTTTGCCAGCAGGTCGATAAGATCTACATCGTTTCTGTAGGCTTCAAGTATCAGGTCTCCGTTCTCACAGAGCATGAGGTCTCTTATCTGATACCATACCGCCACCCTGTCGAATGGTTTTATCTTTTTCGGCGCGATGGCGAACATATCAGCCACCTGAAGCCAGTCAACAAAAGCCGTAAGAGACACTTTTGTCTGTCCGTGTGTCAGGATGTCAGTCGGTGCATATCTTCCGCTCTCCCTCATCTCTCCGATGAAGTTGTAGATTGTGCTGCGGCTGTACCCAAAAAGGTGGCGGAGCTGTGCGACCGTTCTGTAAAGCAAAAGGTCTTTTCTTGTTCTTTCTGCCATAAATTGCCTCCTTTCAATCTTCATAATCTTCCAAGTCGTCATCTTTCATTTCGTCCGGTCCTTCCGGTTCTTCTTCTGGTTCTTCCCTCTCCAACATATACGGCGGCTTATACCCCGGATTCTGAACATACTTAATGGCAGCCATTAGGATCTTTCGGGAAGGCCTGCTGCCGAATTCATTAATGATCTTCTCATCATTCCATCCGGCCCTTTTCAGGGCGTATATCTTCCCAATGTCAACATAGTATTTGTTGTATGTAATCGTCTTGTAGTTCAACCTCTTGTCTGTTACGGTGTCGTTTCTGATTCCGGCTTTCCTGAGCTGTGCTGCCGTATATTTTTTCTCCAGGAGCATATATATGCTCTCTTTGTATCCCTTCGTTGAGACAATCCTGTTGTATTCTTCCTGAATCTCAAAGAACTCTCTGCAGGTCAAGGTCATACCGCCTCCGAATCTTCCAGCTTTTCCTTTAGAAGCTTAACTCTGCGCTTCAGCCTCTTAATCTCAGCCTTCTCATCGTTATGACATTCCTCAACGATAAGCCCACCTGCGACAAAGAATGCAATGGCAATCCATGCAATCCATAAAGCATTTATCGTGATCATATTCAGTTCTCCTTCCTGTCAGGGTCTTTTCTGCCCATGTAAATCTCTACATTTTCCTTCAATGTATCTGCCCACGTTGTGACGTTATCGAGCGTCAAAAATAAGCGCCTGAAAGCATCCTGCACTCGCTCATTGCCACTCCACAAGCCTTCATCCTTCAGAACATTCTTTACTTCCTGCACGTCCTGTGCGATGAAATGCATCTGTGAGCGTGCATGTCCTGCAAGGTTCACCATCGCAATCTCTGCTTTCTGCTTTGCCGTTCCTGTGACAGTTAATGGCTTTTTCTTTAATGTGATTTTGTCGTCCATATTTTCAGTTCCTTTCAGTCCGTTCCAGTCCGTCAATCGACAAAGGTGTGTCTTGTGAAATCGTAGACCCCGAACGGTGCATTGCCGTGCTTTACATTGGTTCTGTACTCATCAATTGGGATGAGCTGGACTCTCTCTGCAAATGCATCAGAATATCCCATCTTTTTGAGAGCGGTTCTGATTTCCTCTGCACGTTCATCCTTGATGTTGCGCTCTGCATATTCGCTCATAGGTGCCTCCTTTCTGATTCGTTGTTGTGGATTATAATTCCACTTTGTGAGCAAAAAAAATCTTGTTTCTCTCCTTCTCCGTCAGGTTTAACAGGCTTGTTAAAATCTGTATTTCAGATGCGGTGAATTCGGATTTATTCTGCATTTTATTTAGCAACCCCTGATAGGTTATGCCCAGCTTCTGAGCCACAAAAAGCATTTTGAATCCATGTTCATCAATCTTCTCTCTTAAAAGCTTCGTGTTAACCATCTTGCCCCTCCTTCATTAAATTTGTGGAGTGTTATTCCACATTTCAAAGTATAGCATTTTGTGGATTAAATGTCAACTAATTTTTAGCAAAAAATTAAAAATAGTTGATTTTGTATCCACTTAATGCTATAATCAACAATATCAATTATGGAGGTAATAACAATATGGAAATTCAAGAAAAACAGGCATTCTTACGCGATTTCGGCAATCGCATAAGAATGTTACGAACATCTCAGCAGATGTCTTTAGATGAACTCGCTCGTAAATGTGGCTATACATCTGAGAATGCCAGATCATCTATACAAAAAATTGAAGCTGGAAAGAGCGACATTCCTGCGTCAAAAATCAGACAGATAGCTAATGCTTTAAACACTACTGAAGCAGTCCTTATGGGATGGGAAAAAGATGATAGATTAAACTCCGAACAAATCGCACAGAAAATAGATATGCCGGATATGATACAAATAATCAAACATAAAACAAATGAAGCAACAGGGCAGGCGGTCGAATCTTATTTACAGCTCGACACTGAAGATCAGGCTGAAATCCGTGGAGAAATGAAACAGATGTTGAAATCTGATAAATACCAGCAAGATGGACTCAAAAATGCTTAG